TAATCATTTGATTTTTTAAAGATACTGAAAAATCCCATAAAATATTTTTTTAAGTTAGTTAGAATACAACTAATTAATAGTAACAAAATTTTATAGTAACTCTTTGATATAAATAGCACAAAAAAAAGGAGACTAATTATAGCCTCCCTTTGTTTATCTTAGTATTTATTCTTCATCTAAGTCTTTCAGTTCCTTTGGAAGAAACTCAATATTGACATGGCCGCAGGCCTTGCAAGCAAATACCGGAATAGGCATATAGGTTGTTTGACCTGTTCCTGTTAATAGGCCGGAGGCCTTGCGAATATGAAGTGCTTCTTCGAAGTAAACGTGGTTACATTTCTCGCACTCTACAGGCATAGTTTGATCAATTGTTAAATTGATTCTTGGTTGTTGTTCCATTTTTATTTGTGTATGTGTTACATAATTCATCTACCTTGACTACATCTGCTGCTATCTGAAAGACAGTGCTAGGGGTAAGATTTGGTGCCTCTTGCGAGATTTTTAACACCTGTCTTAATAAAGCACTTCTTAGTTTTGCTTTCTTAGCTGCTTGCAGTATCTCAACAATACTCTCAATACTCCTTTGATGTTCGGACCTTAATAGAGAGGTTTCCTTCTCGACTAATTCATTGTATTTGGCGATTGAATCTGACATTGTTAGATAGTTGTTTTAGGCTTTCTTGGGTAGTACTTTCTTTTTTTCTTAGGCTTGTCAATTGGAAACTCTGGTTTTATTTCTTTAACTTTCTCTATAACTGGCTGTACCTTTATAGTGGTCTCCTCTGGCGTTACTTTGGCAATTTCTACTACCTTCTCTATAACTTCCTGTGTAATGTCCTGTGAGGTTACTCTGGCAATCTCCTCAAATAAGGTATCGTGTGCATCTATAACTTTTTTCATAGCCTCTACTTGCTCGATTACTTTTTCCTTCTTTGGAGCTTTCTTTGCTACAATTGGACGTAAGTCTTTGTTGTACAATTCATTTGCTACTTGTTCGGTTTTTACTTCGATGTCTTTTACATCTTGAACCATGTCTTTTAGGTAAGGCTGTCCTTTTGTTAACTGATAACCTATTACTCCTGCTAATCCTACTATTGTAAGTATTAGTACAATTATTTCAATTACTGTCATAACTTTATTTTATTTTTGTTTTAAATTTGCGCGTGACACCTTCGGTGAGGAGGTTTTGACGCCCCCTCCCCTCTCGGTCCCTTTCTTATTTTTGCTCTGCTACGGACGCTTGTCTGTACTCTGTGATTAATTTCTTAACCTCTCCAATTGCCTTTCTTGCATTGGCTTGTGACTTTTTAGTTGTTCCGTTGTGTTGAGCTTTAAACTCTTCGTACAACCCGTCAATCTTTTCGAATAACTCTTGTTTGTTCATTTTATTTGATTTTAAATTAATATTACATAAAGTCCATAGGATTGACTTCCCCTTGTGGTTCTTTATTGTCTTTCTTGTCTACAATTACACACTCTGTGATTAACATTGTTCCTGCAACTGATGCTGCATTTTCTAAAGCTAGTCTTGTTACTTTAGTTGGATCAATAATACCTTCATCTAACATGTTAACGTATTGCCCTGTTCTTGGATTAAATCCTAACCATTTATCTCCTGCAAGTAGAGTTAATTCTCTGTCCTCAATCTTGTCTTGAGTCTCTCCTGCATTCAATAGAATTTGTTCGAATGGCTTTCTGATTGCTCTGATTACAATATCGATACCTTTCTCTTGATCTGGATGAGAGGTTATATCTCCTTCTAAGATATTTTGTAGATAGTTTGCTGCATTTAATAAAGCAATTCCTCCTCCAGGTAAGTATCCTTCCTGTAAGGCTGCTTGTGTTGCATGAAGTGCATCATCAACTCTATCTTTCTTTTCACGCATCTCTACTTCAGTATGACCTCCAACATGTATGATTGCTACTCCTCCAATAAGTTTTGCTAATCTGTCTTGTAAGATTTCTTTCTCGTAAGGTGAAACTGTATTATCGATTTGTTCTTTTAATTCATCTAATCTTTGATTGATTGCTTCTTCAGATCCTTTACCATCTACAATGGTAGTTTCATCTTTACCTACAATTACTTTTCTAGCTTTACCAAACCAATTTGGATCAAACTTATCAAGCTTCATTCCTTTCTCCGATGAAACAACTGTACCTCCAGTTAAGGTTGCAATATCTTCTAGCATTGCTTTCTTTTTGTCTCCAAATTCAGGAGCCCTTACAGCTACTACTCTTAGTACACCTCTCATTTTATTTACAACAAGTGTTGATAATGCCTCTGCATCAATATCGTCTGCAATGATAAGTAAGTCTTTATTTTGTTGAGATACTGATTCTAGTAGTGGTAACATCTCTTTAATATGCTGTAATCTTTTATCTGTAATAAGAATTAAAGGATTGTTCAATACTGAGGTCATAGTATTGTTATCTGTAACAAAGTATGGAGATTTGTATCCTCTGTTGAATTGCATACCCTCTACAGTTTCGAGATAAGTATCTCCTGTCTTAGATTCTTCAATAGTTACTAAACCATCTCTACCGACCTTATCCATTGCTGTTGCAATAAGATTTCCTACTTCAGGATCGTTGTTACCTGAGATTGTTGCTACTTGTTTTAATTGCAATTCGTCTGTAATGTCTTTTGAGTAATCATCCTGCAAATACTTTACAACAGCTTTTACTGCAGTATCAATCCCTCTTTTTACTTCTACTGCATTTGAATCTGCTAAAGCATCTAAACCTTGAACATAAATTTCTCTTGCAAGTAATGTTGCTGTAGTAGTTCCATCTCCAGCTTGTGTTGCTGATTTGATTGCTACTTCTTTTACAGCTTGTGCTCCAGTATTTTCTGCTGGATCTTCTAATGTGATCTCTTTTGCTACTGTTACACCATCCTTTGTTGAAATTGGACTTGCACCTTGACGGTGAATAAATACGTTTCTTCCTGAAGGACCTAGTGTGCATACTACTGCATCTGCTAATTGATCTACTCCTGAACGTAATTTTTCTCTGGAATCTTTTCCGAAACTAATTTGTTTACTCATAACTACTCTTGTGATTCTTTAATTGTTGCTAAAATTTCTCTGTCTGGTGTAATAAAATATTCTTCTCCTTCGAAGTCAATTCGCATTGAACCGATCTTAGGAATTAATACTACATCTCCAACTTTGGCTTTAACTTCTATCCATGATCCAAATTCAGACTGGCGTCCTGGACCTACTGAGATAACCTCTCCCATTTCGGGCTTTTCTTTACCCATGTCCGGAATAATGATACTTCCGTACATTTCTTCTGACTGGTCGACAGGTTTGATAATAACTCTGTCGTTGTTTGCTTGTAACGTCTTTGACATAAACTGATTTTAATTAATAACTTGTTTTAATAATATATGAATAAATATCTAAAGAAACAACTTTTAATGGCCTTCAGCAAAATTATTTGCTATTTGTGGCGGTGCTTTTAGTGTTACTCCTGGTAATTGTGTTGTTAATTCCATTAATTCCTGTACGTAAGGCATAAACATTTCTGCTTGATCCTCTCTTACATTTATGATTAACTGGTCATGAATCTGAGCTTGTACTCTAGCATCTATTCCTAACTCTTTTGCTTTTCTATTAATCTGAATTGCTGCTCTATTTACAACCGCCGCTGCTAGTGATTGTAGTTGATAGTTCAAGCAGTTGTTTAATCCATTTCGGTAATCTCTATACATCTGCATTACAGGATCTTTTCCGTAGGTAGTCTCTAAATCTTTTCTAAATCTCCAATCTAATACTTGATCGCCATACTTTTCAAAGATAAGTTTTACTTTAGGTAAGTGTCTGATTCGTCCTACTTTATTTTGAATAAAACCGTGTCTCTTTACTTGCTCTCTAGAATTAACTCTCCACTCTTTTAGTTGAGGAAAACCATCTAGGTAACCTGCTACTAAAGCGTCTGCTTCTTTCTGAGATATGTCTAAAGTTTTTGCTAATGCATATGACTCCATTCCGTATGCAATTCCTAGTGAATAAGATTTAGCTTGGTTCCTTTTTACTGGATCTAATTTTTTTAGAAAGATAGGAGATTTAGTATCAGGTGAAACACCATTCGGATACTTTACTTTATCTTCATCTAGCTTCTCAGTTCTTATGGCAACAGTAGAATAAAAATCCCATCCATTGTTAAAAATCTCTTGAAGATTAATATCACCTGCTACAGAAGCAAAGCAGTGAGGTTCTAGAGAAGTGTAGTCATTATCGATTAACTTTCTTCCTTCTCCTGCAATTAAGAACTCCCTTACTACGTTTGTATATTTTACAAGTAGTGGAGTATCTTCTCCTTCTTCTTTAGGTTTAGGTAATTGCTGAGCGTCTGAACCATACCTTCCTGATACTGTGCCGTTTTGTTTGTAGTAAAAATAATATCTACCATCTTCTTGTCCGTCTAAGAATCTATCAATATAAGTTGATTTAATCTTCAGTAACTTATTATATGTTCTAAGATTATTTGCCCATGTATGAGTCTTTGCAAGCTCCTCTAACATATCCATATCGAATTGATCTTGACCTTTTTTAGTTTGAGTAAGAGGTTTGATTCCCATATACTTAAAAGCAATCTCACCTAAGTGTTTCTTAGACTGAATATTCAAATATTCTCCTTCGTTGTCTTCCTTCCACATTGACATAGAGATTCTAACAATTTCCATTTCATCTAATAGGGATAAATCTCCTGTTAATAAGAATTGTTTTACGTTACTCTCTTCTAATTCGTCAATAGCTTTTTTAGTTAACGAATACTTTCCAGTCTTCTGACTTCTTTCTAGAGGAAGTGAATGAAGCATAACTAAATTCTGTGCCCAATTACCTTTGTGTGAAGGTTTATAAGTATGTAAAGCTGTATCAACTACCCACTCTTTTGCTTCTGGAATGCTTAATATACTGTCAATTACAATTTTTTTGTTTGATTGTAGGTCATTTATAATATCCTCTCTAGTCTTTTCCAGTAAAGGAAGATCTAAAGCTACTCCTAACTCTTCCATTGGAACAGTTACCTCCCTATAAAGAGGCATTACTTCCTCCTCAAAGAAGAATTTTTCTAATCCTTCTTCCTCTAATACTTTTAAAAAGTGATTACAAACTCTAAGTGTTAAATCCGTATCGGCTGCAGCATACTTAGAAAGAATTACCATGTCTGCTTTGTAGATTTCATAAAGATCTTTTGTAGTTGATCCTCCATTTGCTTTAATAGACTCTTTTAACTCTACCTGTTCTTTATTGGCTGCTTCTTCTACATTTAATCCAATCTCTTTCTGAATAGAGATTGCTAAAGGTTTAAGACCAAACACACCCATACCGGCTCCTTCTTCCTGTACTGTATGAACAAGGAGCGCTGTATCTACCCAAAGATCTTCTAATAAAGATATTCCGTAATAGTTCTTAGTAATACGGCAGTCAAAAGAAGCATTGTGCATTACTAGTCTCTTACCCTTAAGCAGCGGGAGTAACTTTTTAGTAATACCATGTGCTCCTTTTCCGCCAATGATACATTCCTCTAGTTGATTTGTTTCTGCATTCCATTTTTGAGTTGGAAGATAAAATCCTATCCCTTCATCGCCTGATACTGACCATCCTACTACTTCATCTTTTCTAACATTTAATCCTGTCGTCTCAGTATCGTAAGCAAGTACTTCTGATTGATTAATATGATTGATAAGAAGGTTGACCATTTCAATATTATCAACATGATAGTATTTTTTTTCTATTTGCATAACTTATTTTGTATCCTTAAATATAAGAAAAAAAGTTGGAGAAATCCAACTTTATTCAAACTTTTTTATAATTATATTCTTCTCTACAGGTAACCATACTCCAGTGGCTCCGTTTTTGAGATACGACATGTTTATATTATTCTTTGTTATTCTGTCATTAATATAATTTCTCATCTCATTTACACTATAAAAATATATCTTTTCTGTATGCAGGCTGTAGCAAATAATCCAATCTGACTTAGTTGTATGAAACCATCCTAATACTCCTTCTCTTTTATAAAGTTCTAAAAAAGTTAGATCTGTTACTGAGATGTTTGTTTTAATATCAGCTCTATCCCAAGCATTGGTTTTTGTATTTAAAAATTCTATATCTAATCCTTTTTGCTGATAGGCTTTATTCTCAGTGTAGTCTGTTAAATCTCGTACTTGTAATTTTTCAGATAAGACTTTAATAACAGCTTGTTCACCAAGACCTCCCTTTTTTAGATTTTCCAGAAAGGTCTGTTGTGGTTCGTTAGCCATTATTGACGTAATGTTTTTTCCATTCTACAGTGAATGTCTGTAAAGAATCCTGGTATTAATTCTTTATGTGAAGCTCTAATTGGATTAATATCTAATCCTCCTCTACGAGTGTATAAACAAGCTACCATTAATTCTTCTGGAGTATAAGCTTCTTTTAAGTGCATGTAGATCATCTCACAAATCTCTTCATGAAAGTGACTTACTTGTCTATGGCTTACAATATATTTTGCTAATGATTGTAGGTTGGGTACAACTCCTGCTTTAGGCTTAATGTGAATAAATACATCACCCCAGTCTGGTTGATTTGTTACTCTACAATTTGATCTTAAAAGATTAGACTGTACTTTTATCTCTCCTATTTCAAAATCTTCATCTACTTCGTCTGCTTGCAATTGTGTTGCATCTGAATGATAAGAAGTAAATTCAATTGCATTTAAGTCAATTAAAGCATCTAGTGGTGCATATCCTTTAAAAGAATAACTTGGAGTATAGTCTGAGGTAAACATTTCTACTTCCACTTCTGTCTGAAGTAAGTCGGATAAATCTTTCTTTACTCTCTCTTTTAGTAAAGCAATACATTCATGATCTGATTCTCCTAGTTGAGTCATATTGAATGAATTCAAATACAATTTAATTGATTTAGACTCTACGTGTAATTTTGAATTTGCTGGATACCAGATCTTTAACATTCCAACTACCGGAAGTCCTTTTGTGGTGATTGCAGATACTTCATATGCATTCCATACATCTCCTCCTACGAATGGTAGATCGTTATCATCAATTCCATACGCTTCTCTATTCAAGTAACGTGGAATCTCTACCAATAGACTTGGATCGTAAGTATCGCTATAACCAGCTCCACCTACTTGTCCTAAATGTTTTCCTGCAAGTTTTATTACTTCTGCTTGATTTAATTCTTGTGTCATATTATTTTATATAGTTTAATATTTGTTCAACTCTTTGATTAGGACTTCCTGTTACTGTTAAATAATCTCCTCCAGCAAATTTAATTGCTTTTAGATTAGTTTCAAATTGCTTATCAATCTTAGTTCTCCATTCTTCATTTATACTTCTTACTCCATCGTCTACTGATGCAAATTCGATAGGGAAGTAAATAAAATGTGTATACTGATCTCTAACTCTCATCCAAGTATCTAAGATATAGGTATAAGCACTATTGGATAAATTATCCATATAGGTAGAGTATACTAGTAGATCCAGATAACATCTATCTAAGATTACATCTTTAGGAGTTAATAATGCTTCTAAATGAAAGCTACTAATAGCTAGTTGTGTTTCAGAAGTTCCTGCTTCATTAATAGGAAATCCATACCCTCCTACTGTTCTTGTTGATTCGTTTATAAAATCATACTCAGGTAGTTTACTTTTAAGCAATTCATATACTGTAGTCTTTCCTACTGATGATGCTCCTACTAATGCTATTCTTTTCATAACTAATTTTTTAAGAAGTCTACCCAAAGACTTACTGATATACTATGTAAGATATGAAATAATTCTCCAATCTCCAACCCTTTTATAGAAACTTTTCTACTTCGAAGTATCTCTCCTTCATCAACTCCTTCTGTTACTCTATGAATAACACATCCTGAAGATTCTAATCCTAGATCAAAAGCTTTTTGCTGAGGATCTTTTCCTTTTAATTCTGGATATTCAGTTATAAGTCCTGGATGTCCGTTATAGATTTCAAATCTATTACAAATATAGGGAGGCATAATTCGTAACCATCCATGTAAAGTTACAAGTGGATTTCCGTACGAACCGATTACCATCGACAGTTCCTCATCTGTAGGCTTATTCTCCACAAAGACTAAATGCTTATCCTCTAAAGCCGAATGAATCTTTCTAAGATGCTCTGGTCTTTCGTTTGTAACTATAAGGTCAGGCCATCTTCCTAATAGCTTTGATACTTCTACGATCTCTGATCCTGTTTGACTAAAAAATGCTATCCAAGGTCTAATCTTCATCTATCCTTTCTATTATTTCATCTTCATTCATAGTATAAAAGACTCCTTCATGAGCAGCATATATACCTGAATGATCTCTAATACTATATCTTAGTTCCCCTTTTAAATTATATGTTCCAAAGACAGCTCCTTCTCGGATACCTTCTCCTGAATGGTTAAACCGAACTTTTTCTCCTACTTTATACTTTGCTTCCATTTTTTCTATCTGTATGATATTTTTTTAATGCTTCCCTAATTTTCTGTTTCTGTTCTTCTGTTTTTGGCTTTCTCATCTTTTGCTTACTCTCTTCTGAATGAGACTTTCCTAAAAAAGTTCCTTGCTTTCCTTTACGTATTTTTGACATCTTTTCTTTAGATTCTTCTGAATGAGATTTACCTAAGAAGCTTCCAGTTTTCCCTTTATGTGCTTGAGATATTTTTTCTTTTGTTGTATTAGACTTTTTATAAGAACCTTTCTCTACTACCTCTTTTTTCTTCTCTTCACTCCAAGGTAAACTTCCTCCGGCTCCCCCTGGTTTTAAATTATAACATCTAGGGTCTTGGAGCAGCTCTTCTGTTATTACAACTCTTTCCCATTCTAAAGCTTCTTTAAATGTATTAAATATTATCAAGTCTTCTCGAATAAAAGATTCTTTACCATACTTTCTTACTGCTTCTTTTAATCTAATACCCGATCCCAGGTACGGATCATTATCTCTAACTAAAGTTCTAACTCCGTAATAATAGTTTCCGTTTACTTTGTTTACTGTCCTATACCCTACTACTTTCATACTTCTTCTTTATTATAAATAGTAGGTAATCCACATTTAAGTAAATACTTATTTACTTTTCCAAAAATACTTAAATTTATTTATATTGTATAGTACTTTATTAATATCTATTTGATCTACTGGTTGATTAATTAATTCAAATAATTTTTGAGATTCTTTATGCCAAAGACCTTCTTCTCTGTACTCTACTCCTTTTATTCCTGCTACAACAGGATTAGACGTATCCATTGAATAAATCCATTTATAATCTTTATAAAAAAGTCCTTCTTGCGGAAGCGAAGTCCCTAGTAAATGGTGAGGCTTATTCTGATTTATAGAACCGTCTCTCAATAAGTCTCCCAGTAGCTTAACCCTTCCTAGCATCCAACTAACATACTTGTTAGGATGTGGAATTGTTTCAGCATAGTACGAATAATCAAAAGAAATTGCAATCATATCTACATCTGCAATCTTATCCATATACTCGTAACAAGCCTTAATTTGATGATATGTTTTTCCTTGAACAACTCCTATTTTCTTTCCTGGAAGATTTTTATATCTCATATTCCACTCTGCCATTTGATTGCAAGTCTTCTTTGCATCCTCTAAAGCATCCGGAACTATATACCAATCTGGTTTTAATTCCAATACCCATCCTGCAAACTTCTCTGCATCAAAGGCTTCTTCTAATTCAAAGATAGAATTATCTAAAATAATTTCTCTTCCATTCTCTTTTGCCTCTTGAAATTGCTTCAAGTATTCAGGATCTTCTTCAAATAAGTGGACTAGTGCATAGTCATAGTCAGTTACCTTCTGTACCTCTTTGAATATTGATTTCGGACTCTCGTGTGCTATTTTGATCATTTTCTAATTCGTCTTGTATTTCGTTTATATCTACTCCTAATTTTAATAAGCTATCCTCTAACATTGCTGTTACATTTGTTAGTTGCTGGTCTACTGATAATTGAATTGCTTTGTAAGCTTCCGATAAAGGAATCATATCTATACCTAAAGTATCAATAAATACTTTATGCTTTTCTAAATGGTCTAATGCCTGTTGCATATTTATTTTATTCTATTAAATTTACTTAACTGTTCTTGAGTAAAGAACTGTGAAAGATCTGGACGGAAGTAATTAACATTCTTCATTACTTTTCTATCTCTTGTTCTATAAACGATGTAATAGTTTCCAACTTTTTCGTAATGACACTCCTCACCTTGCTCACTCGATCTTTGAATGACAGTTGCTTTAGCTTCGTCTTCTGTTTGGCAAGCTTTTGATAAATTTGAAGCTTGAACTTCTTGATATGCTGGCCATATCTTATCCTTAAGGCCATGTAACATAGTACCGTTCCCAGTGGCAACATAAGTAATATCGCACAAAGCATCCAGAACCTCAACGATGTCTCCTCCTTCGCAAGCTTCTCTATATTCTTCCAATTCTTCAAGGATGAAATTGTATACAAATTCCCATTCTTTTCTTTCGGGGATGTTTGGTTCATAAGCATTTGGTTTACCCATTAAGGCATTAAATTCCTCTACCTCATCAATAAAAGGTACTGATGTTTTTAAACTCTTAATTCTATCTTGAAGTACTCGGATTTGAAAAATTACATCATCTCCTAATTCAATCTTAGACATCATAGATAAATCTACGACTTGGTTTGTAAGCAAATCAATTAACTTTCCTTGTGCTTGTTCTAATTTAGTCATAACTTTACTTTTTATTAATATAAGAAATTGGCTCCGAAGAGCCAACTTATTATTCAATTACTTTAATAATTTTTGATTGATTAACTCCCACTACTGTAAAGTTAGACTCTCCTTCGAACTCTGTGTAGATTTTTGCTTCAGCTTCTGTTGCTGAAATTGCATCTACTAGGTAGAGTTCTTTTACTCTTTGTATACGACCTCGGTCATTTTCGTGCTCCAATTGCACAGTTACTTGCCAATAATTCATTTTGTTTGATTTTAAAGTTTATATCCTTTTGTAAATTGATAGAACTCTGCTCTTGCCGAATCTTCTTCTAAGAAACATCCTGTTAGCTTTGCTGTCTTCATTGAAGCTCCTTCATGCTTTACTCCTCTACAGCTTACGCAATTGTGACCTGCTTCAATCATAACTGCCACTCCTAGATTACCCTCACAGATCTTATCTACTGCATTATGAATTGCAACTGTTAACTGTTCTTGAATAGCTCCTCTACGAGCAAATTGCTCTACAATTCGATTTAGTTTTGAAAGTCCTACTACCTTTCCATCTGCTGAAGGAACATATCCGATATGAACCTTTCCTGTAATTGTTTGGTGATGGTGTGAACACATTGAGGTAACTGGAATGTTTCCTTCAAATACAATTCCATCATACCCATCTGAAGGGAATGCTGTAATTCTTGTTAACGGTTCAAATCGTCCGGCCCATAAATCATTTACATAAGCCTTTGCAACTCTTTTAGGAGTATCAGAAGAGTTTGGATCATTTTTCCAATCGCATCCTAAAGCTGTAAGGAAGTTACCAAATGCTTCAGCAGCATCTTCAATAATATGTTGCTTTTCTACTTCAGTTAATCTTGCTTCTGGACCTTCAGTTAATTGTTTTTTAGCCAATTGTGTTGATATTCCATTAGCGAATCCGGCTTGTACTAATTCTGTACCGTCGATAAATTTTTTATTTGACATATAGTTTTGTTTTTATGGAGGTTCTACGACTCCGTTTTATTTAATATAACATTTTTTATTCTATTCTGCAACTACTTTTTTAAATAATCTTGAATAGCATCACTATCGCTTCTCTCCCAAGGGTAGATCAACCACTCTGTACCTACTTCTTTTGCATAGAAGTCAGGAGTAGTTATTGCTGTTTTCTTATAATGAAGTGTTGCTGTATAGCCTGCTACAGTATTTTTTAACGTCTCTCCTGTATCACAAATGTCATCTACAACAAGAGTATCCTTATTGATTTTCGTTACGTAAGGAATGTTTAGCTTATGGGAGATCATTACTGCTGGTATTAATCCTCCTCTTTCAATCCCTGTTATCGATTTGATTTGTGCTCCTGATGATGCTATTGTATTGCATAGATCTTCTACTAGAATAGTTATATCATCCCAGCTTAAGTAAATCTTATTTCCTATCTTTAGCGACATACTTATTTTATTTGATAGTCAACAAACGTCGGCTTGGTTGGTGGCTCATTCTTAAAGAAAAACTTAAGTGTTTTGTTCTTTGTTTTAATAATTTTAAGGAAAGAGGTAGGAATAGCTGCACCCCCAGGTACTCTGCTGGGATTTTTGTCAAACACAATTCGTATTTCAACATTGACTGGTCCTTCAGTGACTGCTAGTAATCTTTCATAATCTTCAAGCAATCTCCAATGAATTCTATTTAATCTATCATTTTGAAGAGTACAATTCAAATAGGAGAATGTTTTAAATAACATTTCTTTATTGCAATTAAAATCTGCTGCTGGTGCACAGTGTCCTTTATCGTAGACATTGTTCACGTAATCCTTTGCATCAGAAGTATGAATTGTTTTATCTACATAAAAATCCATTCCTTTTCTAGAAGCTCCGGCTCCGGTACAAGCTACTGTATACTTTACCCAAAGTGGTTGTTCTAATTTTTCAGAGTACATCACCTCGTAGATGTCTGTCTTAACGTAAATACTGTCTCTTAGTTGTCCGAATCCTACTAACGGAAGTAGGAGTAGTAATAAAAACTTTTTCATATTAGATTCTTGCTATTGTTATTCCTTCTGCTCCTACAACTTTCATCTCTGAAAGAATTTGATCTGCTGGTAGTTCTGGGTTTGTTTCTTCTAGTACGTAATTGATAAGTTCATCTACTGATACTTTATCTTTGAATCCGGCTTTGCCTGAATCACTTGGTATTAGTCTTAATTGTAATTCAAAATTATTGGTAGCATCATATTCTAATTTATAATCCCAGATGTAAACTCCATCTGCTTTTGGATATGATTTCGATAGGTCTCTATCTCCTGCTAGGGTAATTAATTCTTGTAACGTCATTTTTTTATTTATTGGTTGATTGAATATTTTTCTTGTCCGTCTAGTGATTGTGCTTTTATTTCTCCATTTGCTAGAACTGTTAGCTGTAGAGAAGAACCTGCTAGTAGTAAGTACTTTAGCCGTGAGGTGTCTAAGTGTCCTTTTTTCCAAAGGTTATGAAGAACTCTTAATGTTTCGAAAGGTGTTGCTTTTGCTACCATCACTTTACTACTTTACTGCAAACCGTAACATACATGCTCTAAATCCTTCCGGTATGTAACTACCTGGGTCGGTAAATACTTTTTCAAGTTTACCTCTTAGGTGTTGTCTCATATCCTCTTCTGTAAGTATTTCCTGTGTGTACTCTGGAGAGAATTCAATTACAATTTTTCTATAAGGTGTAAATGTTTCTGGATTATATACTAGAGGTGTCAATGTACATCCGTCTTTTACAGGTTCATGAATTGTTTTTGGATCATACATTTTAGGTGAAAACATAATTTGATAAACATAGAGAGTTTTCCCTTCATATGTTTCGTAGTCTTCATCTACTAATTTATGTGTTTTAGCTACTACTGCTTCTCCTGGTTTTGATGCTCCTCCGACATGGTTTATCCATTTAACTTCTTTGGCAAGGTAGTGCTCTTTTATAAGCTGCTCTACTTGTTGTTTTTGTTCATCAGTTAGTGCAGCTATATTCTGACCTCCTACTGATGAATCTTCACTATAATTGCCAAAGCATATTCTAACATCCGTTATAGGGCCTAGAATGTCTATAAACTTTTTTGTGATTTGATTTTCCATATTTTATTTTTTATACTTCTCTTTGGTCTTCAAATGCAATGATGTGAGGTCTCCAGGTTAATCTATAACCATTATCTCTCACCCAATCAAACATTTTTGGATATGATTTGAATAAAGCCTCTCTTGAATCTCCTGCTGGCATGAACCATACTTTGTCTTGAGGTATGTCTAGCATTTTAATACAATTCATAATCTCTGCCAATGCTTCTTGATCCTCTCCATCCCATACTGGCTTCAAGTGATAATCGGAATGATAAGCAATTGATTTAGATATTGCATCATAATTTAATCTTAACTTATTATGTTGCTTAACCATCTTTTCGTCGACGATATCACCTCCTGGAGTAGATATACCCACCCGTGGAATAGAGTTAGAAAACTTAGGGCTAATGCTAAGTAAATTAATCGGAAAGTCTGTTTCCAGGAAATGTGATCCCTCTGTTTCAATAGTAATAAAAATTCCTCTGTCATGTGCAAAATGTGTTAGTTCGTTTACTAATGCTGGATGCATGGTTGGTGATCCTCCTGTTAGCATCATCTCTGTGATGTGAGGATTCTTATCATACATGTTAATAATATCTTGGAAAGTTGAACTTCCCTTTTCTGGATGAATAGAACTATACCAACTGTCGCACCAACCTCCATCTCCGAACCAGCAGCGATGTGTACAACCAGTAGTTCGAATTACTACTGTAGGATATCCTGCTCTACTTCCCTCTGACTGCACTGCAGTGTATAGTTCAATAATAGGAAGCGTCTTATTAAAATCCTCAATTCTTTTTAATCCCATTTTTATTTCTATTTTTTAATGTTTCTGATATTTTTCTCTTCTGTTCCTCCGACATCGGAATGCCTTTATTTGTTCCTACCATTCCTTTCTTTGCTTTAGAAATCTTTTCTCCAAATTCCTTTGGCATTATCTTTCCTGCATTTGAAACTCTTTTTCCTTCTTGGTAGGCTCTTTTTAGTCCTTCTGAGATTTTTTGTTTATGCTCTATGCTTTTTTTTGCTATCTGCTCTTTTATAATTCTGTACATGTTTGCAGAAACCTTATACCTATTTTGATTAGGAGCTTCCATACTTGCCATCATCCATAAAGCATACTTTAGTTTTTGACTCTTAGGATAAATCTCAGTAAGAAGTAGATGTGCTATAAAATGCTCTTTGGCTGTCAATTCTACTAGATTATTTACATCATCAGTTCCTTTTACGCATTTAGGAATAATATGATGAAGCTCTTTATATCCTTCAACTGTCCTTCTTTCTTTAGCTTTTAGTATCAGCTGGCTGTAAATTTTTTGATAATCCATACTCTTTTATTATAAATAGTAGTAGATTTCCGTTACCAACTGTCACACCTATTATTCTATGTTTTTTACTTTACGAATATGTTGCATGTACTTTATAGTATCCACAAATTTTAGAAGTCTTACATCCCCTTGTAGACTTATTTCTCCAGGAGTGTATTCTACTAATGCTACGTCGTACCCTATTTTATGAGCTAGGAATTTAATAAATTTTATAACTACTCTTTTCATCTACCTGTTATTTGTTTTATATATCTTTCTACCGCTACTACTTTTTGTCTTAGATTTAAGTTAGAGTCTATTACATTTTGTAAGTACTGATGGAACTCATCCATTGTTAAGTTATGTGTTGCTACCATATTATCCGATTTCATAATGTTCCCAAATAGCATCAATATGCTTTCTTAATTTCTTCATAGCAGCTTTAGCTTCTTCACAAAGCTCTATTAGTTCAGGATCTTCTTCTCCATCGTATCCATATTCCTCAACCCAATAACCAAATCCTTCGTTATCGATTTCACCGAACAATTGTTCTGCTTCTTCTTTCGATAGTTTAATTTCTTTATTCATATTATTTTTTTCTATCATCATATTCTAATACTCCTTTTTCTACTGCGTAAGCTTTAATAGCTTGCTTATTTGCTTTTGCAAAGTTTACATATTCATTTTCAGAAATACTATCGAATACACATTCTGTAGAACAGTTTGGTGTTTCATAGATTTGTACTTTGTGAATCTTTAATCCTGTTGGGGTATTTGCATATAAAGTATCTGAAAGTATATTCATTGCTAGGAATACTTCTTTAGCAATATTCTCTACTGAAGGATTACAATACTCTCCTTCTCCGTTTAGAGACATCAACCAAAGCTTAGTTCCATAGTCTTTTGTAGTCTGAATAAGTAATTCATCTTTTGGATTAAGAATCATTCCATGATCTAAAATATCATCTATCCATTGACAGAATACTCTTTTAATCTCTTTGAAGTCGATTGCATAACCGATCTCTTCCATATTCTCAAATGAGAATGTCAGTTCATAAAGATACGTGTGTCCATGAATGTTAAAACATTTCATAAACTCATTCATTACTCTATGACCTGAATCAAAATTCCCTTTACGGGAAATGTATTGGATCTTTTTCATATTAAAATATTAGGTTGTAGATTATTGTCCATAATACTACTGTTACTATTCCGATAGCTGACCAAGTGACTAGTATCATCTTAGTATCTTTGCTCTTCTCTTCTTTTGTTTTCTTTATCCCCATAACTTGCTTTAGGTGTTCGTTAATTTCTCTCATACTATAATATACGTACTTTATTTTATGATTCCAAATTTTTTGGATAATATTTTTCATAGAGTTCTGATTCTTTCTTTGCGCAATCATCACACTGAACTCCTCTCCCAACTGTATTCAGTAATTGATCGTATGTGGCTAAACCATCAAGTTCTTTCATTTCATCTTCAGTAAGATCTTCTCTTTCTAAGTTTTTCCACCAATCCTTTCTTCCCCACTTGTCAATCATTTCTTCTATTCGAGGAAGTGGAATAAGTAGTGATATATATCCGTGATAGCAATCTTCTTTTTGTTCGCCGCAGTGGTGACATGTTTCTAGTTTATTTTCCATATCTTAATTCTAACTAAGAATTTCATCTAGTACTTTTAACTCTAAAGCCTCTTTCGCAGTCATGTACCAATCAAATTTTGTCTTATAAACTTCTTTAAGTTTCTCCTTTGTTACACCGGTATGCTCTAAAGTATGTTGTTCTAACATCTTTTGTAGTCTTTTAGTTTCGACAATACGTTCCTCTATGTCTTTTGCTTTACCCCAAGATCCTGATGATATTTGGTGGTACATTAAGGTTGATTTTGGATATGCAAATCTTCTATGTCCTGTAATAGCCATTAAGAATCCGCAGCTCATTGCACATCCTGTTACAATTGTATGAATTGGAGTTTTACATGCTTTCATTACACTCAGTAATCCGTAGCATTGATACACATACCCTCCATAAGAATCTATATAAATTTTAATAGGTTTTGGTGTATATACTAAATCATAGAGTTCGTAAATCTTTTTAAGATCCTTATCACTTTCTTCTATTTCAATAAGAGCTTCTGTTAGTTTCGCTATACTTTCAGCATCTACATCTTTTGTAAAAAATAAATTTCTTTGTTTTGGTTTTGGTAATTCTAGTATCATAACTTTGTTTTTATTTTAATATACGGACTTTATTCTATGCTTCCAAATTATTTAGGTAGTATTTTATATTTCCAAATAAATCCTTTTGCAACTCTCTGTCTTCCTGTAAGGCAGGCTGAAATGTCTCCTTGTCGTATTCCTAGTGTATTTGTAACTTCGGTAAGGGATTTCCATTCTTTAATAAAGTTAATACTTTTATCGTACTGGAGTATTGGCTTGTTTAGTTTTTCTATTTGAGATTGATACCCTACTTTTTCAACCTGGATAGTGTTTTCCACTGTACCTGCTTTGTATCTCCAAATAAAACCACCTGAGGATTTAATTTTATTTCTACAGCATGCTGATATATTTGTTATATCGACTTTTAGAATCTTGGCTGCTTCTTTAATTGATCTCCACTCTTGGACAAGTAATCCCTCAGTTGTATACTGAAGTACTGCTTTGCCACTACTTTGTGACATCCTTTCTATAGAATATTTAGACATCTTTCCTGATTTATCTTCTGTTCCTGTCAGTCTACAGTTCAATCCTTCTTTGAGTACATTATAGAAATCTTGCCAATATCTCTCACGTTCGTTCAGTACCTCTACCTTGCACTCTTCTACAACTTCGAATATATGTTCAGAGAAACCATATTTTAATAGTGAGTTGTGTAGTTTTACTTGGCTCTTGCAGTTGCTTGTACTTAGGTACTCTTTCTCTCTTTTTTTAATATTTACACTCTGTCCAATATAGATTTTTCCACTTGGACTTGTTATTTTATAAATTCCTATCATATTAAATAAAAAAAGGAGAAATTAAAAACAACTACCTGGTCCGTAGTAAATTTTTAAAATCTCCGTAATGTTTTTATCGGTAGGACCAGTACCTTCTTATTTGATATAAATAGCAACTTTTTATGGAAACAGTGCAATATTTCTAGGTTTATTTCATAAAAAGCTGTATACCCATTATGCAGAGTGCTAATGCTAGGCAAATTAAAGTTTTCAAAGATAAAGGTTCTCTAAACCATATCCAAGACATTCCAGTGAATACTATTGCCCCTATTGCAAATCCTAATAGACGTGAAGGCCAAAGCTGTCCTTCAAAATGTGCTACAAGATGTTTAACTGATCCTAAGTATAGGAGAGATAAAGGGATACCCAGTAGAGACATATAGAAAGGATTCTCTTTTGCCCATTCAAATTTAAACTGACCTTGTAATTGTATAAAGGTCATTATCTGTGCCGCTAGGCCTAGAAGAAATCCTATTATAAAATTCATATAAAGTTGAGTAAGATGTATGATAGTTTATATCCTGTAAATGCTCCTAGTGCTGAAGGAAGAGGGAATACAATTAGCTTTCCTAAATCTGTAACGTACTTTGGTCTGTTTACAATTGTACCCATGAAGTTATAGTAAAGTAAGTATCCTAGTAGTACTGCTATATCTGTTCTTGTTGCTATAAATACTACTAAAGTTGCACCAATGAAACCAAAAGTAAAATTATCTCTTACTCCTTCCCAAATTTCTTTTGTAGTAGCTGCTTTGTATTCCTTTATAATCTTTCTTACTTTTAACTTCTGTGCTCTCATAACTTGCCTTTGATATTATAATATACGAAAAAAAGCTTACCGAAGCAAGCTTTTTGTTAATTATTTTCAATTAAGTGTTAAGCAACAACCACACTAAATGCTCCAGTTCCTTTCATCCTATAATTTGTTCCTGTGATTGAAGTAGTTGGTGTGAGAATTACTGATGATGCTCCTGGCGGTACTACTACTGCTGCAAAGTATAAAGAGTTAACTGCTCCCATGGTTGCACTTGATGGTACCCAAGTTCCGTTAGTGGTTTGCTGTTTTCCACTAAAACTACCTGTTGCATCCTGTACTGTCTCTATTATAAAGTATGAAGACCCTGATGGATTGCTGAATGTGAATGTCAGTGATGTAGTGATATTTTCACCCTGTACCCCATTTCCGTATAATTGATCTGCTGTATATGTTGCCATTTATGTATTTTATAATAAATATCTGCTAGGATGATATTACTTCTGTTCCTTAGCAAATTTACTATTAACTTGTATTTGATTTATAAATTCCTCTATCGTTAAACAAGGACTTGTATAAGGACCAGCAAAAGGTGGATTCTCCTTTAGCCAATTATCCTCATACTTTTTGTATGCTTCCTTAATACTTTCTGAGTATTGTTTATCTAGTTTATTCATTTTTTTCAAATCTACGTCTAACTATTTCTTCTATTTCTTCAGTAATCTCATCATTTAATTCCTCACCTATTCTATCCCACCAGTCATCGAACCCGGCTCTATCATAAAGAGCATCAAGTATTTCTAGTACGCATTTTTTAATTTCTCTGCTCATACTTTTCAATTGCTTGTTCCAATTCAAATAACATTTGCTTTAATCTAAGTCCTAATAGTTCATGACTCTGATATTTTATTTCTTCTAGGGTCATTGTTGATTGACTTTTAAACCATTGTGGTGGTAAATCTTTTGATACTCCTAACATTCCTCCCTCAATTGTTCTTGTACCTGAATCATGCATTGTTACGTAACAATCAAATCTGATTTCACATAAACGTCTTTTGTCGGCTTCTATTTCTGATACTGGCTGTATATTACTTTTGTTCATCTGGAAGTTGTTTATTTTTTATTTCCTCTTTTACATCCCATAATAGACTTTGAAACTTATCATCAATATGCATTGTTTGGTAAAAAGGCATTCCTTCCTCTCTCAACCTATCGATGTATGCATCTAATAATTTCTCAGCATTGATACGATGTCTTACTGTCTCACATGACTTGATTACTTTTTCAATCCAGATTTCAATATCTACTGGTGTGTTGCTTTCTGCTGCCATTACAATTTACTAAATTTTAAATACTGTGCTGCTTTTGCTGCTTCCAAGAATTTCTTATGTGCACTTGATTGAGAAGGTTTTCTTCCTGAAGGTGTTAACAATTCCTTTATAGCTTTTGTTTTGTCATGCTCTCCCCAGTGAATAAAGTATCCACCATTTTCTTTTACTAATTTAATTTCATTACCATTTACAATGGTAGATGCTAAGAATTGTTTCATTTTTTATAATTTTTATCTATTAAATCAAACCAAGTCAAAATTCCTATTAAATGATATATTGACCAAGAGTCTGTAAACATTGAACTCCCTCCACATATTGGATCTTTAAATATTACTTCATAATAATAATCTGCAACTAATACAGTACATTCTGAGTTATAGTAATTATTGTCTTCTCGTTTCTCAAATCCATTATTTAATAGAAATGGTCCTACATAAGGGTTTAATTCCATTATTTCTTTTTAAATTGTTCAAACCATTCATTAAATGTACCTATTAGTCCAAAATCTTTTCCAAGTACAAAAGCCTGTTTTGCTATATCTATAACTTCTTCCTCAATATAACTTCTTTGTTGTTGCCATTTAGCACCCCAACAAAATCCAAAATGCATAGAACCAAGATTGCTTGTTTCATACATTTCGTGATGGTCTTTAGCAAATTCTAAAGCAGCTTCTTCAAGTGTTTCCTTTTCCTTAATAAACTCTTTCATTGCTGGAGAGACTTCATCACTTACCAATTTTTTAAAGTTTTTAAGATTTTGACTTTCTTCAAGTGGTTGTTTATCAAAATCAATAAATTGATAAGCATTACTTCTATTGGCAAGTATTTCTTCTGTAGGAATAGACTTTACTTCGTGAATAAACTTTTTAATGTTTTCTTTCTTGTCATCATTAAAAACATCTTCAAGTTTGATTTCTTCTCTTGGTAATACTACCTTTCCTTTACACCAGTCGTAATCATACAATCCTAATTCTTCATCGTCTTGCATCATCTGGATTATAGCTTGTTCCATTTGGTGACTGTGCCATTTCATCCATTCATTGAATGAAAAGGTTGAGTCTGGATTATGTTTTAAAAATTGATTGTATTGTGATTGTAGTGTCATAATTATAAACTTGTTAGTACTGAATCCAGCATTGTTGTTTCATTCTTAAATAACCTTTCTTCTAAGGCTTGTCTGTTGGCTTCAATATGTGAATGAATAGTTTCTATGATCTTATCATACGCTTTTGGATGAATAGATTTACAGAAAGAGAACTTTGTGTTTGTAAGCTGCACTCCTGAGTTTTGAAGTAAAACGTAATAATGTTTCTGCTCATTAATAAGAAAGTACTTATTAGTAAGTGGTGTCATCCTTAAAGATGTTTTAGGATGATCTAAAAGTTTAGTAACAATGTCTATGAATTGTTGCTCTTGTTGTGTGGGTGTGTACTTGAATAATCTTTTAAACATAACCTTTGTTTTAATTTTTATAAACTTTTTGATAAGCATCTTTTATTGCCCCATATAGTATCATTAATATACATAAAACATCAAATACTACTACACTCCATCTAACCCACTCAGGTGTTGGGAGTATATTGGGTGCAAATATTATTAAAATTCCAAACCCTGTAAATACCCAGAGTAAAGCTAAAGTGCCCATAGTTATTCCTACTATGAATGACACTATGGGTTCTATTAGAACCCAAATAAATTCTAAAAACTTTTTCATAACCTTTGTGTTTTAAATTATACTTAAATATACGAAAAAAGACCTGCGTAAGCAAGCCTTTTATCAATTATTTTACAAATTCAATTGTATTTGTCTCCTTATCCCAATCGAACGTCATTGGCTTTTGAGTGTAATTATACTGCTCGTTTAATACTGAAGCATTGAAAAAGTGAGTACCATCTTTAAACTCATAACCATATCCTGAATGAATGTGACCGCATACATGAATTTTTGGTTTTATTATTTCAATTCTCTCTGCTAATAACTCGCATCCTAAATTATCATACTGTCTTCCTTTTACTGTATCTAAAGTTCCAAAGGCAGGACCATGAGTGATTAAAATGTCTGTGTTGTCAGGAATTGCTTCCCATTTGCCTGCTATCTCAATTCCATTTTTTGGTAAATTGAATGCCCAAGAATAGAATTCTGGTTGCCAAGGTGAACCGTAAATACGAATGTTATCTTCAGTAAATTCTCCGTTTGGTCCATCTCCATATAAAACTAATTCTTCATCTTGAAGATAATCAATTAGTGGATAATCTTTTAAGTATCCTTTTACTTCATGTGGTTCGTTTTCAAATAAACGATCATGATTACCTGCTATAAATACTTTATCTTCATACTGTTTTAGAGATTGAAACCAAGTACAGAAACTATGAATGTCATGTTTGTTGTATCCTGAGTTCATTATGTCTCCGGAGTGAATGAGAAGGTCTCCGCCTGGAAGGTCTTCCATTGGAATCAATCCATGTCTTGTGTGTGTATCCGAAATTACGGAGATACGAATTTTACTCATCTTTTTTATTTTTACAACTATTTCCATGCCACCTACTGTAATTTCCTTTTCCGGAAAGAGTCTTACAATGTGGACATTGTGTTTTTATTTTACTTGGATTATTTTCATTATTAAAAAGTGCTGGGTGTTTATCCAGGACCTCTTTGTTTCTCATAGGATTTTTATCTCCTGAGATTCTTCCTTTGCTTGCTAATCCTATATTTGCTCTATGCTCTTTAGTTAAAGCTTTTCCTTTATTAGCACCTGGTTTTCCTAGTTTTGCTTTACTAATATTATCCCTGTGCTCTTTTGTAAATGGAGCTTTTGAAACTCCTAGCATTAAGCTACTGTGAGCTTTGGCTGCTTGTATTCTAAGTCTTTCAAATTGCCTTCCTGAGGTTATAACTTTTCTTTCTTGGTTAATACCTTTGACCATCATCATTCTAATTGCTAGCTTTAGTTTAGGATATTCTGGATAGATTTCTACAAGAAGTAAATGTGATATCCAATGCTCTTTTGCAGTCAGTTTAACCAAATTCTCTTTCCTGTTACTTCCACCTAGACATTTTGGAATGATGTGATGTTTTTCTCCATACCCTTCTAATTGTCTATTTTCTGCTCTAGTGATAATACTGTCGTATACTTTTTTGTAATCCATGCTAATGTTTATTATAAATATCACCAGCATGTAAAAACAAACTATTTTACTTTATGTTTAATCTTTCTTTTACTAATCTTTTTAATCGTTTAGATTTTGCAATAGTGCTTCCTCCCCAAGAAACAAACTCCCAAAAATCTTCTATTGAAAGAGTATACTTGTGTTGAATAATATAATCCTCAGCTGCCTTTGAGTTTGAAAAAGCTTTAAATGATGGATAGTCTTTTGGTACAAAGTTGCTTATCATATCAATGCTATTAAGTCTTCCGTCAACTACATATACTACTTCGTCTTTTTTAATACCATATCCATCCTCTGTTATAAAAAGAATTTTGTTTCTTGAAATATAATCCTCTGCTTCTTGTCTTGTTAGAAAGTAAGCATGTGTGCTAGAATTAAATGAGGTTTGTGATATTACAATAGCATAGTCGTAGTATAGATTCTCTTTATTTACATACCATACTGTATCTCCTATGAAAAAATTTTTTCCATCTTGTGTAAAAAAGATTGGTTGTTTTACTTTTTCAATGGTTGATAAACGAGTAAAGCCGGTTGGTATCTCAATAAAATACTCGTTTCCTTCTGGGTTCTGGAATCTTGTTATTCGTACAGCATCCGAAAAAGGTGTTTTAATTAAATCACCTACCGTAAATACTTCTCCATCTGAGAGACGTTTTACTGAAAGTATTTCTTGTGGTACTACTCTTGATATTAGAATTTCATAATCCTTTTCAATTACTTCTTCCCAGTATTCAGGATAATTTTCAAGTATTGCCGAACCATAGTGAATTCCAGTCTCCATATTGTAATATATTCCACAAGGTTTCTGTGCTACTACAAATCCTAGCTTAGGAGATGCTGGGTAGGTTTTTATTAATTTATATTTTTTCATAGCTTTATCTTTTTATTTATACCTAAATATACGAAATTTATTTTAAGTATCCTAATATTTGTTCTTTTATTCCTGATTGTTTTATTCCTTCAGTTGAACGAGGAGTTAAAACAAAATTCTCCAATCCATGTCCTCCATTTGCTTGTGGACTCATATTCAAGTCATCAATGGCTACCCAT